GAAGACGTGCTCGCGCACCAGCTCGACGGCGGCGCGGCGGGTGGCGGGCGTGAAGCGCAGCACCTTGTTGGGGCCGATGCGCACGCGGCCTCGCGGCTTGCCGGAGGGGCCGCCGATCTTGCGCTGGAACTTGGCGTACCAGATGGACGTACCGAACTCCAGGCCGGGCAGCGTCTTGGCGTAGCGCCCGCCCCAGTGAGCGCGCCGGATGGCGCCCGTGGCGTCGGACTGGGTGAGGGAGTTCATCAGGTCGTCCGTGCGCCGGTAGGTCGGGTCGGTGAAGGTCGCGAACAGCGACGCCTCCGCCTGCTCCAGGACGGCGATCTCGGCCTCCATCGCGACCTCGGGGCCGGTGATGAGGCGCTCCGAGATGAGGCGGAGGTCGTTGCGGATCTTGCGCGAGCCGATGAGTTCGAGGACTTCCTGGGGCATCAGTTGTCCACCTGGCCTTCCTCGTCGCCCGTCGAGCCGTCGATGATGAACGGCACCTTCGGCATGACGCGCGGCGGCGGCAGCGTGTAGTCGGGCTCGTACTCGGCCATCGACGAGCGCACCATGATGCTGTCGACGCGCTTGCCCTGGCCCTCGACACCACCCGCGATGCCCTGGAGGTTCGTGACGAGCTTCTCGTAGGCCGTCTCGAAGTATTCGGCCGAGCCGGACTTGTACTGCTCCTTGTAGAAGGACGCCTCGATCAGGATGGCGGACTTGAAGATGGCCGCTTGCAGGACGCGCGGGTAGATGCTCTCGGGCAGGTAGTCCGGGATCTCCGACAGCACCAGCTCGACGGCCTGGGCGATGATCCCCTGGGCCTCGTCGTAGGTCGGGTGCGTGGAGTCGTTGAAGACGCCCTGGTCGTCGCCGTACTGGTTGACGCAGCGGGTGCGCTCCATGAGCGCGACCTGCTCGACACTGGGCGTGACCTTGGAGCGGTCTACCTGCGGGAAGTCCTCGTCGACGAGGTAGGTGAAGTCCAGCGGGGTCATGCGAGGACCAGAAGAGCTGCCCAGACGGTCGCGGCGCCCGCGGTGAGCGCGGTGTCCTGCACCACCTCGATCGTGCTGCCGGGGTCAATCAGGACGGTGTTGAGGAGGCCGCCGAACGTGGGCGAGGCGGCCTGGCCCGCGTTGAGGATGACCTGGGACTGCGGGCCGCCTGCCTGCGTGTACGTGAGCGACACCTCGCCGCCGGTCATGTTGGAGGGCACTGTGGCCATGTAGAAGACCATGACGACGTGGTAGCTCCCGTCGTCCGGCGCGGTCCACTTGCAGAGGGCCTGCGTGCCGTTGATGAGGTTGACCGGAGTGACCGTCGAGAGGAAGTCGGCCGGGGCGCCTTCGCCCAGGACGATCGCGGCCTGGCTCGCGCTGGTCACGACACCCGCGGAGCTGATCTGAGACTGATCGAGAGAGGTTTCGCCTACTTTGCTCATGGGTTGCTGCTCCAGTTGTTGCGGGGGTCGTCGTAGTCGAAGTCTTCGTAGCCCGTGGGCTGCCTGCTGTCGTTGATCCAGTCGACGATCGGCTGGAAGTCGGCACGGACGTTCTGCGCGGCGATGGGGTCGCCGATGAGGGACACCCGGATGCGGGCACCGAACGCCATGCGCTTGGCACGGTTCGTGACCCACTCCAGGGCGCGAGTGAACTCCGTCGAGCCGTCGGGCGCCGCGAGCGGGTCGATGCGCCCTATTCCAAAGAGGGTGGGGTCCGGGTCGAGCTGGGTCATCGCGTGAAAAGGCGTCTATTTGAAGCGTGAAAAGGTGGGGCTCGGCGGGCGGATTTGCCGTCCGCCCCGCTCCGCCCCACCTCTCAAGCTCTACTAGGACGTGGCGAGGAGCGCGCAGACCGGGTAACGGTCGGCCTCGTTCGTCTGGTCGTACCGGATGCGGTTCGACACCTGCCACCCGACGCGCATGGTGAACTGAAGCGCCACCATCCGCTGCTGCGGGAGGTTGTAGACGATGTTCCCGGAGCTGTCCTGGATCACCGCCTGGTCGAGGATGTCGAAGGCGATGTCGCGGCGGACGCCGACGACGAACTCCGAGAAGTCACCCACGAACGCCTCCTGGCGGCCAGCCCCGGTCGGGAACAGTCCGCGCATCGGGTACGCGATCGGGAGGTCGAGGTACTCGGTGATCGCCGGGTTCACGCCGGTCAGCCGCTCGCCGATGGTGGACCGCTGACGACGCAGCTTGCCCTTCAGGGTGCGGTTGGCGACGATCCCGGTGGCGTCGAAACCAGCGGGCTCCAGGACCGACAGGCAGGCGTCCAGGTCGTCCTGGATACCACCGTTGGCCTGGGTCGCGCCCTCGGTTACGGTGAAGTGACCGCTGGTGGCCTCGGTCGACACGCGCGCCGCGCAGTCCGTCGCGATGGCGGTCGGGAAGGTGCCCGGTGCGTTGGTGCCGAAGAACACGGCCTGGTCGATGACGCGGCCGATCTCCTGCTCGACGGGGCCACGGACCTCGTCCCAGAGGTCGAAGCCACCGGCGTCGGAGACGTCCTCGATCACGTTGCGCGGGATCGGCACGTAGACGGCCAGCTCCTCGATGTTGAGGAACTTGTTGCTCCACTGCATCTCGGACGACTGGCTCAGGCCAGTGTCACCCGCGACCCAGTAGGCCACCGGCAGCGCCGAGAGGACAGGGAATCGGGTCTGACCCGACGCGACGGGAACCCGCCGGAACATGCGGAGGGTCGCGCTCGTCTCGGTGGCGACGACGCCAAGCATGTCGTTGGCGACCTCCTCCGGGACCAGTGCGGCGGAATCTCCGCGGCCAATGATGTTGTTGTAGGGCATTGCTTAGCCTCGTGAGTTAGATGCTTCCCGCCTTCTGACGAATCAGGTCATTCATCGTCTTGGGCCTGTTCACGGGGCGCCTGACCCCACCATCGAAACCGGACCTGCCGGAGTTGGGTGACTCGCTCTCGGCGAGTCCGAAGTCTTCCTTGAGCTTGTCGGCGTCGGCCTCCAGCTCCTCTTGGGTTGTGCCGCGTAGGCGCTCCGCCAGGTTCAGCGGAATCCCCTTCTTGGCTGCGACCTTGTAGCGCTGAAGTTCGAGCTGCGTCGCTGACAGGCCCTTCTCGGCTGTCGCTGCGCGCTCCTCCAACCTCTGCTGCTCGGTCTTGTCGCGGTCCTGGTACTCCTTGAGCGATGTGTTCACCGCCTTCAGGTCGTTCCGATAGCCCGCCGCCTCTTGGCGAAGTCTGCGTATGTAGTCCTGCGCTTCCTCGGGGAAGCTGTCAATCCCGCGGCTGGCGTTAGCCGCCTCGGGGGCGTTGCTGGGCTCCTGGCCCGGAGTGGTTTCGGTGCCGTCTGGCATTTCCTTTCTCCTTGGCGCGCATCGTAGCGCTGGTTGTTGACGTAACTACTTCTGTCCAATGTTGGACTAGCCGGGCGTCTCTGTCCGACTGGCGGGCAGTGAGGCTCGAATTGCGGCGGTCCCGGACTTCACCGTCTGCCCAGCCTGGCCGCGCGTGCCGCCTGACTGGTTACCAGGGTGCTGGTTCGGGTCGTTGGGCTCCTCGGCGCCAACCTGGGCCATGCCCTCAGTGCCGATGACGAGCGCGCCACTCAGGGGGTCGACAGCCGCGGGCACGGCGCCGCCGGGCGGCAGGCCCATGATGTCGCGGGCGAGCCGGATCTTCTGCGGCGACCAGCCGAGCATCTCCCAGCACATCTCGACCGGGACGGAGAGCTGGGTGCGCATAATCATGGCCGCCTGCACGAGTACGGCGAGGGACTTGGACTCGGGATCGGCCCAGATGACCTCGGCGCTGACGGCGTTACCGCGCTGCTGGTCGCCCTCGGCGAGCATGGCGGTGCGCATGACTTCCTCCCACCCGTCGCTGAACGAGAGGATCTTGCCGTTGCAGCGGTCGACGAGGCCCTGGTCCTGGGCGTGCATGGCGTCCGCGGACATCGCGGCCATCTTGCCCTTGAGGTAGTAGAGCGGGGTCTGGGTCTGGGCGGCGAGGTGGTCGACGTACTCCTCGATGGGCTTGAGGTAGTTCTCGACGTTGCCCATCTCGAACTGGCCGAACTTGGTCTGCTCGTTCTCCGAGCGGATAACGCGCGCCGCGGAGAGGTACAGCTCGACCTCGCGGCCGGACAGCTCGCGGCCCTTGGAGTCGACGGCGCGGTCCCAGCCCGCGGCCCAGCGCTGCGGGTAGGCGTGGAACTCCGACGACACCATCATGTCGAGGCAGAGCTTGTTGACGCAGTCCTGGATGTGGACTGCCGACTCCAGATCCGAGCGCCCGCCGTAGAGCAGGTCGGGCTTGTTTTCCAGGAGGATGAGCGGCACGACGCCCATCGGGTTGGGCACGCTGCCGATCGCCTCCCAGGCGGTCTTGCGGCTGGAGATCGGGCGCCCGTTGGGGCCGAGCAGTCCGCCCTCAGCGCCGCCGCGCGTGGGCTCGGCGCGGAACTTGTAGACGGCGTCGGGCAGGTAGACGTTGGCGTAGAGGAGGCCGTCGAAGTCGCTCTGCCAGCGCTTGAGCCCGGCGAGGCGGTACTTGCGGTCCTCGGGGTCGCAGTAGACGAAGCACTGCGAGGCGTGCTCGGGCGTGATGCGCGCGTGCTTGCCGGTCGGCCGTTTGAGGTCCGGCGGCTGGACGAGCACGTAGGCGCAGCCGAGCTTGATCGCGTCGGTGTGCAGCATCCGCGAGATCGAGTCGAGGTTGTTGGCCTGCCAGGTGTCCCAGGCGTCCTCGTCGGCGTCCAGCTCCCACGGGAGCGTCTTGCCGTTGATCTGCTGGACCGTCGAGCCGTCGCGGCGCTGCGTGGGCTGGCCGCCGTCGGTGTTGAACCGGAATCCCTGCACAGTGAGGCGGGACACCGGCGCGTCGACGACAATCTGCATCCAGTTGTTTGCCATCGGCGGGAAGAACCGGCTGAACGCCTCGCGGAACTTCTCCGTGGCCATCTGGAGGCGCTGTTTGCCGTCGTAGTAGTCCTGGTAGGGCTGGACGCAGGCGTGCTGCTCGTCGAGCTGTGGCTCCAGGAACTCAAGCCACGATTGCGGGGAGCCAGGCATCCCCGGAAGACTGTCTGCCATTCGGTTTCGCGCTCCGTCTAGTAGAGATGCACCGTGCCTTTCGGACGCTCGTTACGCATTGTGACGGCTCTGTCGGCTGCCATAACCAAAGCGATGCAGGCGTCGATGCGCTCCAGTGACTTCTTCTTGCTCACCTTCCACCCCCCGCGCTCCGTCGGGACCGCCACGGCGGCCAGAACGTGCTTGCGTAGTTCGGGGTTTCCGTCGTGGACGATGCGGCGCTCGCCGATGAGGTCGGAGAGGTTCTCGGAGGCGGGTCCCATGCGGATGTCCTGCTGCGGGAACTCGGTCATCGGCAGCCCGCGGCTGGCCATCTGCTCGGCGGCGACCTGGAACTGCCACGGGTCGTAGTCGATCTCCCGGAGGTCGTTGTGGACGTTGGCCCACTTGATGACGTAGGTCTGGGACTCCTCCAGGCCGTAGCGCTTCGTCTCGGTCGGCGTCAGGATCTCCTGGCCGATGTGGAGCTTGTTGCCGTGCCACTGCACCCAGACGATCGCCGAGGAGTCCCGGCGGCCTCCGACGTCGACAGCGAGCCAGGTGGGCGCCTTGGGGTCCCAGATCGGCGTGCCCTTGCAGGCGTCCCACTCCCACGGCTTGATCCAGGCGTCCTCCGACTCTGTCCACTGGTTGAGGTGCAGGCGCCGGAAGACGTTCTCCGGCATACGGCGCTGGTAGCGCTCCAGGCGCTCGTTCTCGATCCACGACGACGGGTTGGCCCGCTGCCAGTAGGACTGGTCGCGGTAGTCGATCGGCTGCTCGTTGTCGTCGAGCGCGGGGACCTCGTACCACCAGAACAGGAAGCCCTCGCGGCGCATGGCCTCGATGCCGCCCTCGTCGCGGAGGGCCAGCCCGAACTCATACTGCTCGTAGCAGACGCTCTCGCGGTCGAAGCCGGCGGT